AATGATGGTGATGCTGACCAGGTTTTAAAAACAAATGGTTCAGGAGTTACTTCTTGGGGAACAATTTCTTCAACTCCAACAAATTTACAAATACCTAGAACAGTGACAGGGTCAGTAACAGCATTAAAAGCTGTATCTATAGCACCAGATGCTTCAATAGGAGCTTATCCAACTGTTAATACATTAAGTTCTCAAGTTCAATCAGATACAAGTGGTGATACTGTAACTTGGGTAGATGGTCGAGCAGGACAAACTTCTGCAAGAATGACTTATGCTCTGTCAGGTAGCTCTCATCTTGTATCTGTATATGGAATGTATAGAGATTCTGCCAGAAAATGGAAAGAAAATTCTACTCCTTTAGTTATTACTTTATCTCTCGATAGTGGGACTGCTCAGAACCAAAGTTGGAATACATACCCTAGAGGTATATCAACTCAAGCTAATACATTTTTAATTTTTCAAGGATGTGCAAGGAATACTGGAGTAGAAGCTGCCGCTCAAGTTACAGCAGTTGTAGTTAATCCATCTACAGGCGCTCCAACAATAGAAGGCTCTTCTTCAAGAAGAAGTCTAACAACAGGTACTGGTAGTGGTGGTGCTGCTATTTATAGCTCTGGTGAGATTGCTGATGGTCGTTTTAAATGTTCACTTGTTGTATCGGGAGCATTTAGAATTGGAATACAATGGCGATATACTCCAGGTAGTGGTTTTTCTTATCAAGATGTTGCTGCAGAAGCAGACCTTGCTAAACTTACTACAAATTATCAATATTATAATGTAGCCAATCCTCCAGGCTATACACAATTAAGTGCTGATGGTACTAAATTGTATTTTACAGCTATTGACCATGCTAATTCATTTAATAGATACGCTATATCTTCTAATTTTATTACAACTGCAGCAAAGGTAAATATACCTATTCCTTGTCCAGATTATTTAGGTGATGGAAAAACTCAATTTTTAGATAGCACTCATTTTGTATTTTATTATAAAAATACAGGTAATCGTTATGCATTAAAAACTTTCTCTATTTCTGGCGATACTCCAACTTTAATTGATACTGAATTAGCTCCAGTTGGTTTTACAAAAGGATGGAATATCTGTCCAAAATTATCAGATACAAAAAAGATGATAGTTACTTCTTTCAATAATCCTAGTGGGGGAGTTGACCATATATTTAGTATAGAACTTGCATCAGATTATACAATAACTGGATTTAGTCCTTTGCAGACAATTGCTCAAGATACTGGTGAAAATATGCAACCTAGAAATGAAAGTGGAAATCTATTCAATCTGATTCAACTTGTAGGTGGCTACAATACTAACCAAACATATACAGTAAACGCTTATTCAACAACACAGTTTACTTATGGTGGAATTGCTACTGCATCGGCTTCATCAGGCACTACCCCAGTGCTTATTAGTGGACTTTCTTCTGGTCATTCAGGTTTAACAGTTGGTGCAGATTACTTTGTTAAAAATACATTGAATGGTGACTTGACTGAAGGGGGTGCATTAGCGACTTCCACTAGAGTAGGTAAAGCAATTTCAACAACAGAAATAATAGTAGGAGATATAACATAATGACACCAGAATATAAAGCAGCATTAAAAAATAAATTAGTAGAAACAGACTATAGTCAATTAGCAGATGTAATTAAAAAACTAACTCTTGATAGTTATAATAATTTGCAAAACTACAGAACTTTAATAAGAGATGAAATGTTAGAACTAACTTCATATTTTACTATTGAAACTATACCTGCAGCACCTCCAGAGGAGTGGGTAGAATAATTTAACTTAAAGGAGAACTAAAAATGGCAAAAACCAAAAAAACACCATTTGATTTGTACGACAAAGAGTACTTTGTAGAAGATTTAAATGAATCACAAACAACTATATTTCAACACATAGGTGATTTAGAAAGAAAGACTAAACAATTAATGTTTAATCTAGACCAACTTAATGTAGGTAAACAAGCTTTTATTGATAAGTTACATTTAAGTTTAATAGAAAAGAATTTAGTAACACCTAAAAAAGAGGAAAAATAATGGAATACTTAGTATATATAGTAGTAGGCTTATATGTTTGGGAAAAATACCTAGAGGTCTATTGGTATAAACTACTAAATAAAATTCGTTGGGATAAACAAAAAATTAAACTTGCTAACTGGTTTAAAATACTGTAGTGAGTGATATTAATCCAGTAGAGTTTGGCAAAATGAAAGAGCAGATTGAACAATTACAAAAAGGTCAAGATGAACTTCAAAAAGACATGAAAGAAATGTTGGCTTTAGCTAATAAATCTAAAGGTGGTTTTTGGATGGGTATGGGTATAGCTTCCTTTGTTGGAGGTTTAATATCTATAGCTATTAGGAATTGGATGCAATGAAAAAACTATCTTTATTTTTATGTTTATTAGTAGCTCTTCCTATTACACCTATTGTTTTATGTTTAATTTACGGATGGACTAATTAATGATTACAGCACTTATACCAGCAGTATCAAAATTACTAGATAAATTTATTCCCGATGCCGATGTAAAGAATAAATTAGCACATGAAATATCAACTATGTCTGAAAAACATATTCAAGAAATAGCTCTTGCTCAAATACAAGTAAACAAGGAAGAGGCAAAAGGAAATTTGTTTCAAGCAGGTTGGCGACCAGCAGTTGCTTGGGTTTGTGTTGCAGGCTTTGCAGTAAATTTTTTAGTGTCTCCACTGCTATCACCATTTGGAATCGTAGTGCCTCAAGCTGATACAGCAACTATGATGCCTGTGCTTATGGGTATGCTAGGTCTAGGTGGTCTTAGAACTATAGAACGAGTTAAAGGAGTAGGAAAATAATGTCAAGCCCTAAACCAAATAATCCTACTTTATGGTCAAGAGTAAAAACAGCAGCAAAGAAAAAGTTTAAAGTATATCCTAGTGCTTATGCAAATGCATGGGCATCTAAAGAATATAAAAGTAAAGGTGGTTCTTGGAGTGGTAAAGATAACCGAGTAGCTTCTAAAAAAAATATTAAAAAAAGAAAAGGATAACTATGAAAGGTGTAAAACATTATACAACTAAAGGAGTTCTTTGGACAGGAGCATCTCATAAAATGGCAAATGGTACTATGCATACTGGTAAAACTCATACAGCTTCCTCAAAGAAGTTAGTACATATGAAAGATTTATCTGTTACTGCTAAGAAAAAAGCTAAAGCTTAATGGCTAAAGAAGGATTAGGTAAGTGGTTTAAAGAAGAATGGGTAGATATAAAAACAGGAAAGCCCTGTGGTCGTAGTGGTAAAAAAGATAAACGAGGTTATCCAGCTTGTAGACCAAAGAAAGTAGCAAAGAAAATGACAGCTGCTGAAAAAAAAATTATGGTTAAAAAGAAAACAAGCTCTAAACTTAAAAAATGGAATGTTACTTCTTCAGGTAAAAGAAGAAAGGTTGGATAAATGCAATTAACTCCTCATTTTACTTTACATGAATTAACACATTCAGATACAGCAACAAGGTTAGATATAGATAATACACCTACAAAAGCAGCTAAAAATAATTTAAAGATTTTAGCAGAAGGGTTAGAGGAAGTTCGTTCTACACTTAATGGAACTCCTATTACTATCTCAAGTGGGTATAGATGTTTAGAATTAAATAGACTTCTAAAATCAAAAGATACTTCAGCACATGTACTTGGACTAGCAGCAGATTTTTCTTGTAATAGGTATGCTAGTGTTAAAGAGGTTATGGAAGTACTATCTTCTTCTTCAGTAGAATTTGATACTTTAATATTAGAATTTAACTCATGGATTCATATTGCATTTCCTAAAAAAGGAGCTGCACCTAGTTATAGAATATATGAAATAGACAAAAAAGGAATTAGACTATATGGCAAAGACTCCAGCATGGACTCGTAAAGAAGGTAAAAATCCTAAAGGTGGATTAAATGCTAAAGGTAGAGCTAGTGCAAAAGCACAGGGTTCTAATTTAAAAGCACCAGTTAAATCTGGAGTTAATCCAAGAAGAGTATCATTTGCTTGTAGATTTGCAGGCATGAAAGGACCAATGAAAGATAGTAAAGGTAAACCAACTAGAAAAGCATTAGCTTTAAAAGTATGGGGATTTGGTTCTGTAGAGGCAGCTAGAAACTTTTGTCAAAGACATAAGAAATCATAATGAGTAAAGTAGAAGAAATAAGAAATGCTGCAGAGGCAGACTTACTTACATTTATAAAATTAGTAGCTCCTCATATATTATTTGGTGCTATTCATGAAGAATTAATTCAATGGTGGAATAGACAAGAAGCCAAAGAAAATCAATTAGTCTTACTACCTCGTGGACACATGAAGAGTAAACTAGCTGCTTATAGAACTGCTTGGTGGATAACTAAACATCCTGAGACTACAGTTCTTTATGTATCAGCTACAGCTGACTTAGCAGAAAAACAATTATATGCAATAAAACAGATAATAGATTCACCAATCTATCATAGATACTGGGCAGAAATGATTCACCCAGAAGAAGGTAAACGAGAAAAGTGGGCAGTAGCTGAAATATCTGTTGACCACCCTCAACGAAAACTAGAAGGAATAAGAGATGCTACTTGTAAAGCTGTTGGTCTTACTAGTAATACTACAGGCTTCCACGCTGATATTGTCGTACTTGATGATATTGTTGTACCAGGAAATGCCTATACAAATGAAGGTAGAGAAAAAGTTGCAAGTGCTTATTCACAGTTAGCTTCTATTGAGAACCCAGGAGCACAGGAATGGGTTGTAGGAACTAGGTATCATCCTCGTGATATATACGATACAATGATTAATATGAAAGAACAACACTATGATGATGGTGGAGATTTAGAAACAGAAGAAGAAGTCTACGAACTTTTTCAAAGAGTAGTAGAAACAGATGGAGAGTTTCTTTGGGCTAAAAAAACAAGACCTGATGGTAAAAAGTTTGGGTTTGATTCTAGAGAACTAGCTAGAATAAAAGCTAAGTATGTAGACTCTACTCAGTTTTATGCTCAGTATTATAATAACCCAAATAATACAGAGACTGCTAGAATTAAAGCAGAAAACTTTCAATACTATGAGAAGTCTGTTCTAATAAATAATGAAGGGGATTGGTATTTTAAAGATAGAAAATTAAATGTTTATGCTGCTATTGATTTTGCTTTCTCTTTAAGAAAAAAAGCAGATTACACTGCTTTAGTAACTATAGGAGTTGACCACCAAGGTAACTTTTATATACTAGATATAGATAGATTTAAAACAGAAAGAATTGTAGATTATTATGAACATATTCTTACTGCTTGGGAAAAATGGGGATTTAGAAAACTACGAGCAGAAACAACAGTAGCTCAACAAACAATTGTTAGAGAACTAAAAGAGAGTTATCTTAAACCTAATGGAATACCTTTATCAATAGATGAATTTAGACCTACTAGAAGTTTAGGAGATAAGTTTGAAAGAGTAAGCTCTGTTCTAGAACCTAAGTATGATAATTTACAAGTATGGCATTATAAAGGTGGTAATTGTCAATCATTAGAAGAAGAACTAGTAATGGTTCATCCACCACATGATGATATAAAAGATGCTTTATCAAATGCAATTAATATTGCAATTATTCCTAAACAAAGAAGAGCAGGTGCATTTAGTATAGGAAAAAATATAATGACTCATTCTCGTTTTGGTGGAATGTCTTATTAACACTACAAGGAAAATATAATGGCTGGAACTGTCGCACAAATTAGAGAACTTTTTGAAGAAAGAAATGGAATGGCTCGTCAGCTTACTGGTTTATATAATCAATGGTGGACTCAAAGACAACCTAAAGAAGGAGAATGGAGAGAACTAAGAAACTATCTGTTTGCTACTGATACAACTAAGACTTCTAATTCTAAGTTACCTTGGAAAAATAAAACAACTATACCTAAACTTACTCAAATTAGAGATAACCTACATGCTAATTATATGGATGCTCTATTTCCAAATGATAATTGGATGAAATGGGAAGGGTTTAATTATAAAGATTCTACAGTTAAAAAACGAAAAGCAATTGAAGCCTATCTACAAACCAAAATTAGAGAATCAGGATTTAGAGAAACAGTCTCAGACCTTGTATTTGACTACATTGATTATGGTAATGCTTTTAGTGAAGTTACTTATGTAGATGAAAAACATATAGATTCTTTTACTGAAGAAGAAGTTTCAACATATAGAGGTCCTAAATTAAGAAGAATTTCTCCATTTGATATTATATTTAACCCGACAGCAGCTACTTTTGCTGAAACTCCTAAGTTTACAAGATATGTTAAAACTTTAGGAGAACTTAAAAAAGATATGGAACAAAGACCTGATTTAAACTATGATAAAGCTATGTTTAAAAAAGCAACAGAGTTTCGTAAAACTATAAGTTCTTTTAGAGTAGAAGATGTTAATAAAGCTGAAGCCTT